CAATCCGCCCCCCGGCGGCGTGACCCAGGTGCCGCGGGAGTGGTTCGGACATCCGGTGCAACAGGTCGACACCGCACACTTCGGCTGCACGATCATTTCGACCTCCGCCCTGCGGCGGATGGCGAAGCCGTGGTTCCACGAGCAGCCCGATCCGACCGGCTCGTGGGGCGACGGCCGCGTGGACTCCGACATCTCGTTCTGGAAGGCGTTCAAAGCCTGCGGAAACCGGCTCTACGTCACGCCACGAGTCTGCATCGGGCACGGCGAGTACGTCATCACATGGCCCAGCCAGGAGTTGGGGAAGCCGGTTTTCCAGTATTGCAACGAGTGGCAGGAAACCCGGAAGCCGCCGAAGGCTGCATGGAAGGTGGGTGACGAATGAAAATACGAATGAAGCGACCGCACGGTGCCTACAAGCCCGGCGAGGTGGTTGACCTTCCCGAGAGGCAGGCCCAAAGCCTCATCGCGTGGGAGTATGCCACCGAGGTGCGGGACTCGCAGCAGGCCTTGATCGAGACGGCAAGCGTGGAGCCGGTGGCCGAGTCGGCCGACCTCACGCCCAGGAGGCGACGCAGGGAATGAGACGCTACCGGAGCCTGCGGCGATCAACAGCCCCCGTCGTCGAGCCGGTCACGCTCTCTGAGGCGAAGGCCCACTGCCGCGTCGATGCCTCGGCCGACGATGCCTTGATCCAGGGGTACATCACGACCGCCCGCGAGTGGGTCGAGGACTACCTTGACCGGGCTCTCGTGACGCAGCAGCTTGTGATGAAGCTCGATGCGTTTCCGGCCGAGATCGAACTGCCCCGCCCGCCGATGATCGCCTCGGGCACGGCCACGGCGGTCACGATCACCTACGTCACCGGCGACGCCGGAGGCACCGCGACGCTCTCCGGTGCCAGCTACCGGGTAGACCGGGACGCGACGCCGGGCGTGATTCGCAACCTCTACGGCGGCTCGTGGCCGTCGCACCTGCTCGACCAGAACTCCGTGACGGTGACGTGGTGGGCCGGCTACGGCGACACCACGAGCGTGCCGCAGCGGGTCAAGTCGGCCATCCTTATGTGCGTTCACGAACTCTACGAGAAGCGTGGCGACGGGGCGATGCCCGTTGCTGCGATGCGGCTGCTCGACACCGTCTCATGGGGAAGCTACACGTGAGCCTGTCTGCCGAGATTCTCTGCCGGATCGTCGGCCTGGAAACCGACACCGCCGACATCGCCCGCAACACCCGCGTGACGAAGGCGGATTATTTTCTGGCCTTGAGCGACGGCGACGGAGCGAATCAAGCTCAACTGATCTACAGCGACAACCGGACCTCGGGCGGCACCGATACCTTCCAGCTTTCGGCGCTCTCGGACACCCGCGACGGCGCGGCTGTGTCGGTTGTGTTTTCGGCCGTCAAGACGCTCTATGTCGAGAACACCCACGCCAGTGCCACGCTGACGCTCACCGGGGCGTTCACGGGCAGCGTGCCGGCCGGCGGGATGCTGCTCGTGACGAATCCCACGGCGGGCGGCACGGCCGCTGGGACGCTCTATATCGCGTCCTCGGTGGGGGCAACGTACAAGCTCGTCATCGTCGGCGAGGGGAGCATCGTCTGATGAAGGCCGGCGACCTCCGCGAGCGGATTACGGTGCTGGCCTATCGCGAAACAAAGAACGCGATGGGCGAGATGGTGCCGGTCTACGACACCACGTTTGCCGAAGTGTGGGCCAGCGTCCAGGGTGTGACGGCCCGCGAGTTCCTCTTGGCCGGCCAGCAGCAGACCGAGGTCTCGCACCGCGTGCGGATGCGGTATCTCGTCGGCCTGACGCAGCAGATGCGGATTTCGTGGCGGGGCCGCACACTGGAGATCGTCTCGATTCTGGAGCACGCCAACCGGAGCGAGCACGAACTGCTTTGCCAGGAGACGACCTAATGGCGGTCGCCGGCGTTCAGTTGAGCATCGACACGACCGAACTGCGGTCGCTTCGGGACAACATTCAGTCATTCTTCCCGAAGGCCGAAGCCGCGGAGAAGCTCGGAGACGCCATCGAGAAGGCGATCCTGCCGCTCTACCTTCGGCTCCGCGAAGTGACGCCGCTCGGGCCGACAGGGAACCTTCGGCGAGCGGTGGCACAGAAGGTCGTCAAATACAAGCAGACCGGTGTGGCGGTCGGCATCGTGGGCTATCAGCGGGCCGGCGCGGCCGGCAGTTCCAGTGCGGCCGGCGGCTCCGTGCGTTCCGGGCCGGATCGCGGCTTCCATCAATGGTGGCTGGAGTTCGGCACGCAGCAGCGGACAGTCTCGAAGTTCTCGAACGAGCCGTACCAGCGGCGTTCGCCGACGAAGCCATTCACGCGGGTCCGCAACGGGCGGCAAGAGACAGTTCGCGGTAAGGGCGTTGTCCACTGGGTCAGCGGGCAGAACGCCTATATCGCGTCGAGCTTCAACAAGCTCGGCCCGTTCAAGTTCGACCAGAAGTCGGCCGGCTCCGACGGCCGGGTCCAGACCGACCCGCCGTATCCGCGGGCGTTTTTCAAGAAGTCAAAGACGCCCATCGTCATCCCCGCCATGCCGGCCGGCGGCACCGCAGGACGCCCCCCGGTCCAGACGGCGTTCGACCAGACGCAGGCCCGCGTGGCCGAGTACCTTCAGCGGGAACTCTCCCTGACGATGCTGGAGGCGTGGAACGCCCTGCGTATCCGCGACTCCGGTTCGATCACGGGCACCGACACGCTGAGCTAGGGGCGGCTGGCTGCAAGCCACCCCGCCCGGCGTGGCATAGTGCCCTATGCCGCTCAAGAGCCCCGAACAGGTCTGCCGGTCCGCCTTGATCGCCGACGCCGACGTGGCGGCGATGGTCGGCACGCGGGTCTATCCGGTCATCGCCCCCGCGACGGCCGACCTTCCGTTCGTGACGTGGCGGCGATCTGGCGTCCAGCGGCAGCACACGCTCGCCGGCCCGATGGGAATGCCAACCGTGATCCTTACGGTGGACATCTACGCCACGACCTACGAGGCAGTAAGAGACCTCGCCGACAAGTGCCGTCGGGTTCTGGATGGGTACGGCACCGCTGAGACAGACTCGGTAGTAGTGAAGAACGTCAGCCTCGACAACGAGGCGGACGGGTTCGTGCAGTTGGCGGGCGGCGAAATGCCACCGGTCTACAGCGTCACTCAGACGTATTCCGTGATGTGGTCCGAAACGTAGGAGAATCGAAGAAATGTCAGCCACGCCGCATGATGGTGCCGGAACGTCGCTTGCGCTCGGCGCGACCAACTACACCATTACGAACGTCGTTATCACCTACAACGACCCGAACGCCGACCAGGAGAAGATCGACGTTTCGCACTTGGGGCTGACCACGGGTGCCCAGGTCGCCACGATTGACCGCCCGCTGAAGGGCAGCACGACCGACACGGGCCGCTCGGTCCAGTTCGACTACCTCGGCAAGAGCATCATCGCGGACGGTGCGACCGGAACCTGCACGATCAGCACGGGCGGCACGTCGCTCCTGGCTGGCGTGGCCTACACGGTGAACTCCAGCACGCTGACGCTGGCCGTGAACGACGCGATCCGGGGGCAGGCGACGATCCGCATCGCCCGCGTGTAGTCGCGTGACGGAGGCCCGTCATGGCGACAGTATGTACGGGCGTCACGGCGAAGTGGGATACCGTCGCGCTCGGTGAGGTCACCGAGATCAAGGTGCTCGTCGGCGGCAGTTTGCCGACGTACCGCGGCGGCACGCACTCGCCGGCCGGCTGGTCGCTGGACATGGGTGCTATAGACATCTCGTGCCTCTCGACGGCGCAGATCAGTCTGGCCCAGTACGGCAAGAAAGCCACGCTCGACATCAGCGGCGGCGGCTTGACGTTCACGGCGAAGGCCATCTGCCAGACGCTGCGTCTTGAGGGGAAAGTCAACGACGTGGCACGGTATGCCGCGACGTTCAAACTGGCTCCCAACTGAAGGATTGACAATGGCACTGACGGTTGAAGAACTCGCGGCGCAGATCATGGCGGCGGAAGACCTGGGCATCCTCAAGGTTACGGTGAAGGAGTGGGGCAACATGACGCTCGGCATCCGCGTGATGACCGTCGGCGAGCGTGACGCCTACGAGCGTGAGTGGATCGGCAAGCGGGAGACGGGCATCGACAACTTCCGCACGAAGTTCCTCGCCCGCTGCCTCTGCCATCCCGAGACAGGCGAGCGGCTGTTCACTGACGAGAAGGTCGAGAAGCTGGCGAGCAAGTCAGCGAAGGTCGTCTCGACGCTGTTCGAAAAGGCGATGAAGCACAACGCGATGTCCGAGTCGGATGTGGAGGAACTCGCAAAAAACTGAACGTCCGCCCGCTGCGAAGATTCGTCTTTCGGCTGGCGGGGCACCTTGGAATGACAGTCGGCGAGATCGAGCGTCGGATGACGACGCGCGAGCTTGCCGAGTGGCTGGCGTTCACTAGGTACTACCACGCACTTCCTGACAGTTGGGCCGAGACGGGCCTGATCGTCTCGGCATCGTTGGCACCGTATAGCGAGCAGGGCAAGACACCGAAGGCGAGCGACTTCAACCCGATCGAGAAACCTCCGCAGCACGCAGTCCAAGCACGAGACGTGATTTTGGACTTGAAGAAACAACTTGGATTCGACTGATGGCGAACGTGCTCTCACTGGCGATGAAGATTTCTGCGGACGCCACGGGCGTTCGGCAGAGCCTCACGCCGGTCGAGCGTGCGCTGAATCAGCTTGATGCCGAGGCCGCCAAGGTCACCGAGGTATTCAAGACGTTCGGCGATGCGACTGCTGGGGCGGCGCAAGCCCAGCAGCAGTTCGCCACAGACTTAGGGTTTCTTCAGTCGGCTCTCCGCACGGGGCAGATTGACGCCAAGACGTTCACGGCAGAGTTCAAGTTGCTGTCGGCCGCAGCGGACGAGGCGGCTAAGGCATTCCAAGAGGGTGCCCGAGTCACCGCTCAGTACCGTACCGAAGAGGAGAAGCTCGCCGCCGAGATCGAGCGGATCGCCAAGCTTGAAGCCCA